AGGCATGAATCCCTACTCGGGTCTAGTTGACTTGTTTGAAGGCAAAGATCTTCTCAAGAAAGAAGGCAACAGTTTAGTCTATACACTAACTGATGGCGAAATCATTAAGAAGTTCCGCAAGGCTTGGGAACGCAACGAAGATGAATGCTTAGACAAAGTCATGAAAGACTACACAGCTAATCCACATCATGTTATTGCGCCAGCAGTAGAAGAAGTAGTTGAAATCGAAGAAAAGCCTAAAAAGTCTAAAAAAGAGGAAGTAGAAGCTGAGTAATATTCTCATCATCGGTGATAGTTTTGCCGCAGATTGGTCAACTAAATACAAAGATTATTTAGGGTGGCCCAATCTGTTGGGACAACAACATCAAGTAACTAACCTTGCACAAGCAGGAGTTAGTGAGTATAGAATATATCAGCAGTTACGATCAGTTGAAGATTTAACAGTATATGATGCGGTTATAGTAGCACATACAAGTCCCTTGCGTGTTCCTACTAGACGTCATCCAATGCATAGCAACGATAGTTTACATAAAAACGCTGACTTAATCTATTCTGATATTGTGTATCACGCTAAACGGTTAAAGAATATATTCAATCTAAGACTACATGCGGCACGAGAGTTTTATAGATATCATTATGACGATGAGTTTTTTGAAGATGCGTATTGGTTGTTTAGAGAAAAGATAAACACTATACTAGCAAATAACAAAGTCGTAACGCTGTCAACCTTTAAAGACTGCCCAGCAACAGAAGAATATGTATTAGACTTTACTGATTTGTTAAATACCAATCCGGGGTTAATAAATCATTATAGTAAAGTAGGTAACCAAGTAGTGTTTGATACAATAAATGCTACACTAAAAACATTATCAAAGGAAATAAAATGAGCATGGACGTAGAAGTTTTAATCGAAGCCTATACTATTTTAAAACAGTATATCCCACAAAAAGATCGCCAAGAAGCCGCTGACAACTTAATGAGTGTTATGGTTGACATGCTAAATGACGAAGAGCTTCGTGATTTTGGTGGCGCAGACAATACACTAAAACGTGCCCTTAAAGAATATTCATCATATGAAGACGATGGAGACGAAGACGAAGATGGTGAGTGGTAAATCGGGCGTAATCGACGATTTTTTTACTGAGTCTGAACTAGCACCAGTGTTAAAATATTTTATTAACATGCCACAAGATGTAGGATTTTCCTATGGTGCTGGTATAAACGAAGATCATCTTATGTACAGTTGGTTTGTTAAAAAAGTATTTTCTAAAATACAGGACACTTTTGGCAAGCATATACAACTAGCAACAGTGAATTATGTAAATGAGCATATTCCGGTTAATCTACACTCTGACTATTACCATAGTTACAGAGAAATAGGAACTCCGCATTTGGCCATGCTGATACCGGTTGCAGTTAATGACAGTAACAATTTTGGTAATCCTGTACACACCATTATCTTCAATGAAGAAGATGTCTGCACTGATAAAGTGCGTGGCAAATCGTGGAACAAACGTAAATGGGAAGAAAACCGAACACGCAAAGACGATAATGCTGTACAATACAAAGATGCACATTTGAGTCATATTGGTGATGATGATCTTGAGTGCTTGACTGTACAAAATATACTTGAATGGAAGTTTGGTAGCTTAATATATTGGAATGAGCTGTTACTGCACACCAGCGATAACTTTACAAAAAACAACGTTAAATCAAAACAGGCACTAGTACTACACACCTATGTTCTATAATAAAATTGTTGCTAACCTTGGAGAAATCCCTAACTTCATTGACTACTATGAAGGCGAACTTATTGCGGCCAAAGCCGACATTAAGATTCGTGGTAATGTTGAAAAAGCATTAAGTAATCTACCCGGCGAAACAGAACATCGCTTTAATCAACTACAAGAGATTGAAGCAGTATTAGAGTTTCTTAATATTCAGCTACGTAAGATACGTCAGTACCATTATAAAAAATACCTAGAAGGTTATGCTCGTGCATTAACCAGCCGAGACGCAGAAAAATATGCCGAGGCTGAAGATGAAGTCATTGACATGGAAACAATCATTAACGAAGTGGCACTACTCCGTAACAAATGGTTAGGAGTTATGAAAGGTATTGAGTCAAAGAACTTTATGTTAGGACACGTAGTTAGACTACGTACTGCGGGCATGGAGGACATTGTTGTATCATGATAGATTGGAAGCAAAAAGCCGACGAACTATTAGCGGAGTTTGACTTATGCCTTCGAGCCAAACCCATGCATGATGCAGTAAACATACAGTTAGAAAAAGATACAGTTGCTAAGTTTGCATATCATTTAAACACACAACGTGGTTGGGGAACAGATCAAGAAATAGCCGAAGCTTATTATCAACTTGAACCTAGACTACGCGAACTTAAGAAAAAACTAGTAATGGAAATATTAACAAATGGGCCGGTTTAAAAACTCAATAGCTAGTCATGAGCATAGTCGAGACATACTCGACATGATCTACGGCTATGATACGTTTTTAGACAGCGTTGAAGTAGTGGCCGACATGGGTTGCGGCCAGGGCCTAGATGCAGAGTGGTGGGCTACGCTAGCCACTAGGGATGATCCGCCCATTCCGCATAACTATTTGGTTTATGCTATAGATCAAGACATTGCACAAATAGAACCTGACATACTAGCCAACAATGAAAATATAAAAGCCATAGAAGGCAACTTTGAAGAACGCATTATTCCTAGAAAAGTTGATCTAATCTGGGCACACGACAGTTTTCAGTATGCCCGTGATCCGTTTAAGTGTTTAGCTACCTGGAAAGCAACATTAAACACCAATGGTATGTTATTAATGGCTGTACCACAAACAACATACTTACATAATAATAGATTGACTATTGACAGCTACAGCGATCAACCATATAGTTACAACATATTAAACTTGATTTACATGTTAGCAGTATCAGGATTTGATTGTCGTGATGCCTATTTCTATCGTAAAGAAAATACACCTTGGTTGTATGCTGGTGTATATGCTAGTGAACATGAACCGTTGGCTCCAGATGCAACTTGGTATGCATTAGCTGAACGTAACTTAATCAATGATAGCGTCGTAAACTCAATGAATCGACATGGCCATGTACGTTTAGAAGATATACTTGTTACATGGTTAGATAAAAACTTATATCAAATAACAAACTAATGACAACAATAGTAATCGCCACCGGAGGATTTGATCCTGTACATTCTGGACATACTGCTTATTTACAAGCGGCAAGGTCGCTTGGCGATCATCTCGTTGTGGGCATAAACTCAGATGCGTGGCTAGAACGTAAAAAAGGTCGTGCATTTATGCCCTGGATCGAACGTGCCAATATTGTCGGCCATTTAGAATCGGTAGATCGTGTAATAGAGTTTAATGATGATGATGGAACGGCTATTGACGCAATAAAAACAGTTATAAAAATGTTTCCCTGGGCCAAGATCATATTTGCCAATGGTGGCGATCGCACACAGGACAACATTCCAGAAATGGTATTCAATGATGTAGAGTTTGTGTTTGGAGTCGGCGGGGAAAACAAAGCCAACAGTAGTAGTTGGATATTACAGGACTGGAAAGAACCCAAGACCGTGCGTCCCTGGGGCTATTATCGTGTGTTATACGACATGCCAGGAACGAAAGTTAAGGAACTAGTAGTTGACCCGGGTAAGAGTCTAAGTATGCAAAGACACAAGATGCGTAGCGAATATTGGAAAGTAACAGCAGGCATGGCCCGTATTGTAAATGATACCGGTACAACTACTCTAGGTGTACATGGTAGCTACTTTGTGGCTCGGACAGAGTGGCATCAACTAACTAATCCATTCCCCGAACCACTAAAAATGATAGAAATACAGTATGGACCTGAGTGCTCAGAAGAAGATATAGAGCGCAGATAAATACTTTATTATGAAATTTAAAGAAATTGTAGAATCTATAGTAACAGAAAGTCAAGGCGGTGTAAGTAAACGCTGGCTTGAAAGTCAAAAAACGCCAATATTTTTCTTAGATTCCGCCGGAAATAGATATACCTTTGAAAATTTAGTTTTATTACCTAATCAAGAACCAGTTGTTTCAGTAGAACAACTAGAGCAAGAGCTAGCAGACACCATTGGTCAACTTAAATTCCGCAAGGACGAAATCCGTGCTGTAAACAAAGCACCTACTAAACAAGGTGCGGCTATGCTAGTAGTAATGGTCGATGAAGATGGCCGTAGATACCCATTTGTAAAATTCTTCCCAAAACGTACCATGGATAACTTAGGTATGTTCTGGCAAACTAGTGCGTTTGAAAAAGAAACTGGACTAACATGGGAACAAACTCGTGTAGCCGGAACAGGCAAAGATCGTAAAGAAGAAGTTATTAGTCGTGCTAACTTAAAACCATTTTTTGCTGTACCAACAAACTCAGACGTTGCTATTAGTTCTGTACCTAAACAATCTATTAATATGTTATCATCTGAACTTGGCCCTGAGCTAGCTCAAAAGATGGGACAGTTACTAGCTAACGTGATGAAACAAGATAATCCAGCAGTTCCAGGTCTTGCTCCATATGAGCGTGATATTCGTGTGGACTTTGGTGAAGTTGCTAGTCCATTGGCATTAACTTCTAATCCTGGACTATGTTCAGGATCATATGCTCAGGTAGCAAGTGATTTATTAGCACCATTAGGAGCTAGTTGGCAAAATGCCACTATGGTTATGTATCCTGCCGCAGGCAATGAACCGTTATATGATAGTCAACTTGTTTGGTCCAATGGCACCAAGTTGCGTATTAGTAACAAAGCCGAAGGTAAAGGTGGAGCGGCTAGTACAGTTAGTATTCTAGAAGTTATTGACAAGTACCCAGAGCGTTTTAGTAAACAAGATATGGCTGAACTTGGTCCTAATGGACGCTTTGGTCAGTTTGTTACTGCTCTGCGTATTATTAAAGATGCTAAAAGTTTTGTTGGCCCAGTTAAGTTAGCTATCGAGTTTGGTTACATAGACCAAAACGACGGAGAAGTAGCATTACGTTTATTAGAAGCAAAATCTAATGATACAAAAGAACTAACTCCACGCCTAAAGAAAATTATTGCAGATCCACGTATTTTTGATGCAAAGACAACACTACCAGACTATAAAGTCTGTTATCACACTATAGCAAGTCTGGCTCGACTGGTAGTTGGCCATTTAAATCAAGATGTAGCACTGACTACAGAGTTTTTTAAGTTTATTTTAACTCGAGCAAACCTAATCCAGGTTAATCAATATACCGTAAGAGAAGGTGATGCTGTAAAGTTTAGTAAGTTTGACGTAGTATGGCCTCCTG